CTATATTGGAATCACCACCCAATATAGGGAATACCGGGAATTTGGTTCAGGGTCCCACCCTGTATGGTTACTTTATCAATCAAGGATTATTATTGTTTATCCTCTTCAGGATTAACATAATCCTCGTCTAAGTTGTTCAAACGAGTCTTCTGATACTCGTCAGTCCAGGTTAACAACCTAGCTGACAACTTCGACTGCTTGATTAGGACCATGTCATTATTTCTGAGTTGGAAGAGTTTGGTAGGACTAAACGCGAGATCTGAGAATTTGTTTAAAGCATCTTCTCATTTCGAGTTTGGATCATACCGAATCCTTACTAACTCATCATATTCCAACTGCAAATCTCTTACATTTTTATAAGAGACATTTACAGCCGGGATAAGTTTAATGAAGTCATCGTCCGGCATTTGAGACGATCCTGATTTGAACCCCTTGAAATCATTAGACATAATAAATGTTCTAATGTTATCAAAACTGGTTCGAATCCCCTTGTCTATTGACTCAATGGTGATAACGGAGATGATCTGGTCCCATAATTCTTTATGGAAACCAGGTCCTTTCTTATTACACCCAATACAGTCACTCAGCGTCCGGACGCTCAAGGTTTCGATCTTGTGCTCCGCTAGCTGTAGGCTGTCTTGCTTCTTCGGAAGAAGTCAATACATATACCCTTTCTCTGCCCATTTGGCCGCTAGGTCACTTGGGTGAAGAATACAGTATAAGTCCTTCAAGGGACCAACGGTTATTGGGAACCTCTCCATGTAGCCTCATCTTGTCATCAGTTCAGATACTTTTTCTGTAAGGAAAGAGTACTTCTCTTTTGTTAAGAATGCTCTCAATGGAGCACCCGTAATCTCAGTTCCGTTTACTATTCAACGTTTAGCAAGTTCGTACGAGTGTAAACTCGTATGACTCTTGACTTCACTGAATGATCCTCCAACAGATTTGATAAGTTGCCGATAATATTCGACAACAGTCGCGTCAGTTAGGACGATATCATCACCTAATAGGGCATATTGGTTTCAAGGTAAGGTTTTGTTAGCCTTCCTCGCAGCCATCTGCACAATAAGATGGTGACATAAACTGAACATGGGTCAAGAACTATAAGCCCCCATTGGTTGACCTTGTTTGTAATAAACAGGATCACCAGTTGGGTCTATGTTCTTGAACGGGTATCCGACCATTATATCAGCTCAGGCCTCACTATATTCCTCCGACTTAATGAAGCTTAGGACTTCCTTCTGGAATAAAATCGAGAAGGAGTCTGTAGCGTTCTTTAAGTCCAAAGAATAGTATGGCCCTTCCATATCGGGAAGGTATTTTAGGAATAATCCTTGGTTATAGGTACAATCAGCCCTGAACTTATCTTTGATGATTTTTAACAATTCATCATGGAGTGGTTTAAGAGCTGTTTGAGATCAATAATCAAGAATTCCTATGATACGAGATTTGGCATCTGGATCATTGACAACACTAAGTTTTCTCAGATTACCTTTAGTGGTAACTGAGTACTTGGTGTTTCACTTATCCATATCCAAATTCTCCTTTATGTCCCTCATATATGTCTCTAACATCGAGCCACCAACGGTAACTATATTTTTATATAGCGTCGGTGGTAAGATGCTAAGATCATATACTGAGGTGACTAAAGCTTGCCCGTTTGGACCTGATTTAGTAGTTATATGCGGTTCCTGTCACATTAGTGTATCTAGTCCGATTTCTAAGTCGCATATGGTATCATGAAGGAGATCCTTTTCTTTAAAGGAATACTCCTTCTGTGTTACTATTGCGCTCAGATCTGGTTTAGACGTTCCCTTTAAGGTTCTTGATAACTTTAAAAGAGTCATCAATAGTCTTAGGTGTTTCGTCTCGCCATGTACTAACTCCAACAATGGCCCTAAGCAACAAGGTAATCCTTGTTGGTTAGTTTTAATGCCAAAGTTATTAGTTAGCAACGGCTCGCCACACAGGTACTTCGTAACTAGAAGTTGGATCGATTTGATTCTCCTAATAGTATCGACGTTACCCCGTGTGACTTGCCATTTCTCAAGTAGTCTTAATCAGTAAAGACTGTATCGATCAACTTGATTGATATTGAGTAAGTAACCATTTATTCACTTTATAAGTGAATTAATTTTGGTGCTTCTTAAATTAATTAAGTTTATTGTTGCTTTCTATACTTTAAGAACTTCTTGTCTAGCATGGTGTCTCTCTCGCACGGTTGTTCGCAACCAAGGCGGGGGGCAAGCCCTCTTGACTGGCCATGACGCACCAATGTCATGCGCTTTCAGCAGTGGATATAACTATACGAGGTGACTTCCAACATGCATAAACTGAGCGGCTATCTCTCCGAAGAGGAGCCCTGTAGACTCAGGTGGAACTCGGG